TTCGCCAGCCGCGAGGTGTTCGACGGCGTGTCGATGCGGATCGTGCGCCAGTACGACATCAACAACGACAAGTTCCCGTGCCGCCTGGACGTGCTGTACGGCTACAAGACCATCCGCCCGCAGCTGGCCTGTCGCCTGGCCAACAACTAGCGGCGTAGGGGCGCGGGCGGCCCCGCTCGGGACCGCCTGCGCCCTCTCGATGCCCTGGATTTCCGTTCCCCGAGACGCCGCGGCGAGCCGCGGCCGGAGGCTTCGTCATGCCTATCACCACCTACGCCGAGCTGCAGGCGGCCGCGGCGAACTGGCTCGTGCGCGCGGACCTGACGGCGCGCATCCCGGAGTTCATCGCGCTGGCCGAGACGCGGCTGAACCGGGTGCTGCGCAGCCGGCTGGCCGAGACGGACACGGCGCTGACCGCCACGGTCGGCTCGCGGTTCATCCCCTTGCCCGCCGGCTTCGCCGAGGCCCTGGCGCTGTGGCTCGTGCTGCCCGATGGGCGCACGCCGCTGCCGTTCGCGGCGGCCAGCCTGATCGGCGCCTCGTCCCTGCAGGGCCAGCCGTGCAGCTGGACGATCGATGGGACCAACCTGGCCTTCGAGCGGCCGTGTGACCAGGCCTATGCGCTGGCGCTGCGAATGCTGCAGGCGTTCGCCCTCTCGGACGCGGCGCCGGCGAACGCGCTGCTGGCCGAGGCCCCGGACGTCTATCTGTTCGCCACGCTCTGCGAGGCCGCACCGTTGCTGCGCGATACCGACCTGGCCGAGACCTACGAGGCCAAGCTGGGTCGCGCCATCGAGGAGCTGAACGCGAAGGACGCGCGCAGCCGCGCGCCGCGGACCCTGCGCACCGAGCTCCACGACCTCATCCCCTACAGCCGCTATTACAGGAGTTTCTAGATGCTGGTTCCGATCGGACCGGACGCGCCGGCCGCCGTGCGCGGCGCGTTGAAGTCCCTGCATGACGCGGTGAGCCGGCTCTTGGCCCCCGGGGCACCGACCGCGCTGTTCGCCGCGACCCAGGCCAGCCTGCCGCGGGCGGCCGACCATCCGCGGACCCTGGCGCTGGTGAGCGACCTCAACATCCTGGCCCATTCCGACGGGACCCATTGGATCCGCCAGGACACCGGCGCGGTGATCGTCTGATGCCCTCGTCCTGGTCCCCTTCGCTGCGCTTCGAGCTGCAGTTCGCCGGCGAGAATATCAATCTCTGGGGTGACAAGCTCAACGCGGTGCTCGGTCACGCCGACTATGCCGTGGCCGGCTGGCTCAACAAGCCGCTGACCGGCAACGTCTCGCTGACCACGGCCAACGCCGCCGACGATGAAGCGCGCGCGGCGATGATCAAGTTCACCGGCGGGGCAGGGCCGTTCACGGTGACCATCCCGCCGGTCAGCAAGGCCTATCTGGTCTGGAACGCGTGCGCCGGCCCCGTAACCTTGACCACCGGCGCGGGCGCCGCGGTGAGCGTCGACGCCGGCGACATCGTGTGGATCGCCACCGACGGCGGGGCGGTGAAGACGCCGGGCTACGGCGGCTCCTCGGTCAAGGACTGGGTGGCGGGCGTGGCCTGGTCGTACAACGCCGGCGCCTTGCCCGCGCAGGCCGGCAATGCCGGCAAGTTCGTCAAGACGGACGGAGCCACCGCCAGCTGGCAGCCGATCGCGGCCGCCGACCTCTCCGACTATGCGACCGCCGTGAAGGGCCTGGCCCTGGCGTTCGCGGTCGCCCTTTAAACAGGAGATCCGAACATGGCGGTGACCGCCAATTCCATCATCACGCCGCAGGCGCCGAAGTCGAACGTGGTCAATCTGACGACGGCGAACTCGGCGTATGGCACGAGCCCGACCAACACCCAGCTCCTGGTGACCGCGGGGGCCAACGGCGCGCGCCTGACCAAGCTGCAGGCGATCCCTTGCGCCACGGTCGGGACGGCCAACCAGGTGCAGATGTTCCGTTCGGTGGACGGCGGGACCACCAAGTTCTTCGCCGACAGCGCGCTGATGGCGACCTACACCATGGCGCAGACCACCGAGGCCCCGACGACGGACTTCGGCTACACCGACGACAATCCCCTGATCCTGCAGCCGAACGAGCGCATCTACATGGCCGAGGGCCAGTCGGTGAGCATCAACGCGATCGCTGAATGGGCGGACTACTGATGGGGCAGAAGCTTCGGGGGTTGGTCGGACAGGGGATGAGCGGGCGGCGGAATAAGACCAAATTGCGCCAAGTGCTCGATACGACGACGCCTGGCGCGGGGATCTTCACGGCGGTTGCCTCGGGTATCCTCACGATCGTGGCATGGGGGCCAGGTGCATCCGGAAGTTCGGCGGTAGGCGGTGCGACGCCGGGTGGCAATGCGGGCGGCGCGGTATACAAGCGAATTCGCCTCACCAAGGGACAGACGATTAGCTACTTGGTCGGCAGCGCTGGTGCCTCTGTGACTGGTGCCAACGGGAACTCGGCCACCGACACCACGATTGCGCTGCCGAACGGCAATCAACTCATCGCGCAAGGTGGCCTCGCGCTAGGGGTCTCGACGCTCTCCACGGGAATTGGGGGCGATCTTAACCGGAAAGGGGGAAAGGGCGGCAATCCGTCTCCAGCACCAGGATCGCCGGGCGAAGATGGATCGCCGGGGGGCGCACCGGCGACGAATGGCAGTGGCGGCGGCGGCGCGGCCGGCTTCGACAGTATCATTGCCGGCTTCGCCGTGTCACCTGGGGGGAACAGCAACAACAGCATGGCGCTGGGATATGGCGCAGGTAGCGGAGGCAACGATGCGGGCGGGCCAACGGCCAGCGGCGGACCAGGTAGAGTGTATATGATGCTGCTCGTTGATCCCAATTAGGTGGAAATGCCAGCGAGGTCGTCTTCTCTGAAGGCGCCGACCGTCATGCGCGGCGGCGCCCGCTTCTCAAGCGCAGCCAAGAACAACTCCGGATCTTCGAAGGGCAGACCGCGAAGAGCTAACGGCATGTGATCCCACCAAGCGGAGGCCTGAAGCCGCTCCGCAATGTCCGGTGAGAACCGTTTTCGGATCAGCTGGGCCGGCGCGCCGGCGACGATCGAGTAAGGCGGCACGTCCTTGAGGACTAGGGACCGAGCGCCGATCACGGAGCCGTTGCCGATGCTAACCCCCGGGGCGATGCTGACTTGATCGCCAATCCAAACGTCGTTTCCGATGGTCACAGGTCTCAGGTTGTCGTTGAATACTTCCAAGGGCGTGTCAGCTCCCTTGGTGAATTCGCGCAGGCCGGGCAGGTCCCACCTGAAGGCGACTGGCGACGTCGTTGCCCAATTCGTGGGGTGAGGCTGGCCAATCCAAAAGACATGGGCACCGATCGAGCAGTACCGACCGACGCTTACGTGCTGGCGTAGCGCAGAGTAACTGTAACTGAAAGCTCCGAAACGCGTCGGAAGACGAGCGCCAGAGAAAAGGTGCGAGAAGCCCTCGATCTCGAAGGCTTCAGGCGCAGGAAGCCGGTCCCCGATACGCCAACGCCTGCCGCCATACGGATCATGGAAGATCCGGCGGCGGTCGAGCAGATCAAGAAGTGGCTCGTTGACGGCTATGATCGGCACGGCGTCCTCGCGTTGCACTTCGCTCTTAACAGCGCGGTGTGCTTCTGCGCATCCCTTCGATTCTCCAATCGGCCTAAGGCATGTCTCCGCAACCTCCGCCCATCCTGACGGAGGACTACGATGTACGCGCTAACGCGGCGGTGACGGCGTCGAGGCAGGGCGCCAGTCCTCGCCACGGGCCTGGCGAAATAGGCGGGCGGTCGACCACCGAGGCGTCTACGGCGCGGCGCGACGCTCCACGAGCGCCGGTTCGATCATGCTGGGTCCTTCGCTAGCCTGAGCATGGCCGCCCCGATCTTGGCCAGGATGCCCGCGGATCGTGTGGTCGACGCCAGGTTCCGGCCCAGCTGTTTCGCCGCGTCGGCGATGGAGAGTTCGCCTGCGGCTGCGGCCGCAGCGAGGAGGCCCTGGAGCTCCTCCTTCGAGCACGGCAGGTCTACGAACAGAGAGCTGGCCAAGGCGGCGTCGACGGTGTTCGCCGCGACGCCGGTTGCAAGGCTGAGCCGCGTCTGCGGTCCGATATGGGCCGTCGGGTAGTGGCCAAAGGCGTCGTAAGGGTCGAGCCGGCTCGAGGCCTGGCGCGGCGCAGCCTGGACGCGGGCGAGCGTGGCGGCATCGGCCCTGGCCGCGGCGCGACGCGCGTTCTGCTCGCTCCAGAGCGCCTGGTATTGCCGGTAGACGACGGGCCAGTCGTAGACGTCGCGCGCCCGGCGGCGGCCGGCGTCGCCGAGCGTGCGGCGAAGGTCCGGGTTCTCGATGAGACGGCAGAGAACGTCCGTCAGCTCTTCGAGGACCACCGAGGTGGTTGCCGCCGCGTACCAGCAATAGTGGTCGTAATTGATGGTTCCGACCTCAAAGCCGCGGGCCAAGGGCGCGCCTGCGCCGGGCGGCGGCGACCACGTCCTGATGCGGAAGCCGTCCACCCCGTCGCGGACCGTATCGCGGTAGCCGTCCCAATCGCTGACGACGACGGGCAGGCCAGCGGCCATGGCCTCGATCGGGGTCAGGCCAAATGTCTCCTGAATGTTGTCGGAGAGGGACACGAACAGATCCGCCGAGGCCCAGGCGTGGCCGCGGAGGATCGGGTCGCGGCCCTCGACGATCCGGACGTCGACGTCGGGCGCAAACTGCGCCGCGCCGCCGCGAAACGCCTCGGCGATCGCATCATTGGGCGCGTAGCCACACAGCAACAGCGCGATCCGCTTGCCCGTGCGGCGGGCCGCGGCCTGCAGCCCATGGAACATGGCAAACGGATGGGCCTTGGCATGGAAGACCAGACGGCCGACGAAGAGCGCGGCGACCACGTCGTCCGCGAGACCCAGCGCCTGCCGCCCGGCGGCGCGCGCGCCTTCGCCGATGGCGTAGTCATCGCAGTGCACCCCTAGGGGAATGACCGGGAGGAGCGGCGCAGAGATGGCTGCCGCTGCTCCGAACCGCCAGCGCAGATACTCGGCCTCGGCCTCGTGGACGCGGCGAATGGTCTCGACGACTGAAGACGAGGTGCAGACGAGGGCGTCCCAGGGCTCCACCGGTTCGCGCAGCAGCCCGACAATTTCGTCCATGGCCCCGGCGCTGGCGGTCGTATGGGTCACGCCGCAGAGAGAATAGGCCGCCTGCCCGGTGCGTAGACGATGACGGGCATGGGCGGCGACCGTGAGGTCGGCCAGATAGAGGACGCCCACGTCCCCGATGCGCGCGCTCTCGTCGCCGGCGATCGCCACGAAGGGCGCCGCCGGGTCGATCTCCTTGACGATCCGATCGAAGCTGGCCGCCACGCCGGGCCGACGCACGAGGCCGTAGATCGGGGCGCCGCCGCGGGCCTGGACGGCGGCTTTGAGGAACCCGTAGCCCGCCGACTGGCGGCCCATGAGCTTGGGCTTGGCCATGTCATAGGCATCGGGTTCTGCGCGGATGACGGCGGTGGGCGGAGCGGCTGAAGGGGGCTCTGACACGGGACTCCGAAGCATCTGCTGCGACGGGCGGATCAATGCGGCCTGAGCGCCGGCGAGACAAGCCGCCATGGCGGCGTCAGCGAGAGCACGATGAAGATACCCCTCGAACTTCCGCCGGGGCTGAACGGCGACGACACCACCTATGCCGGCGGCGGTCGCTGGGCGGACGGATCCAATGTCCGCTTCCGCATGGGTCGCCCCGAGACGATCGGCGGCTGGGAACGGCTGATGAGCGACCCGCTGACCGGCGTCTGCCGCGGGGTCTTCCCATGGACCGACAACGCCGGCGTCCTGAACGTGGCGTTTGGGACGCAATCGAAGCTGCAGTTGTGGCGGGGCGGGGCGCTATTCGACATCACGCCGACGAGCGGTTTCGCGGCGGGCGCGATCGACGGCGCGGGTTCCGCCGGCTATGGCACCGGCGGCTACGGCGTCGGAGGCTATGGCCTGTCGTCAGCGTCGGACTATTTCCCGCTGACCTGGTCGTTCGGCGCGTGGGGCCAGCAACTGTTGGCCAGCCCGCGCAACCAGACGATCTTCGCCTGGACCAATAACACGGCCCAGCCGGCCCAGGCGCTCGCGAACGCGCCGGCCAATGTGACTCATATGCTGGTGGCGCCCCTGGACGGCGGCTACCAGGTGTTCGCGCTGGGCTGCAACGAGGAAGTCTCGGGCGCCTTCAACCCGCTCTGCATCCGGCACTCGTCGATCCGCAACAACACCGAATGGAGCACCAGCGCCTCCGGCTCGACGTCGCGGGAATATGTGCTGACGGGGGGCGGGCGCATCGTCGCGGGCCGGATGTGCGGGCCCTATATGCTGGTCTGGACCGGCGACGCCCTGTTCCTCGGCTCGTTCGTCGGTGCGCTGAACCAGCCGTGGCGGTTCGAGCGGGTGGGGCGCAACTGCGGCCTGATCGGCCCCAACGCGGCGGTGGTGGCCGGCCAGACGGCGTTCTGGGCCAGCCCCGACCGGCAGTTCTACAGCTACGCGCCGGGCGGCCAACCGCAGCCGATCACGTGTCCCATCCGGCGCGACTTCGCCGAGGAACTGGCGGCCAGCCAGGGCGACAAGGTGGTGGCTTCGTCCAACGCCGAGTTTTCCGAGGTGCGGTTCGACTATCCGGATCGCCGGGACGGCTATGAAAACAGCCGGTTCCTGGCGGTGGCCGTGGACGGGCCGGACGCCGGCGCGTGGCACCGCGGCCTGATGGCCCGCACGGCCTTCGTCGATGCCGGACCTTCGGCCTATCCGATCGGCGTAGCGTTCAACGGTTCGGTGTTCCTGCACGAGAAGGGACGCTCTGCGGACGGCGCGAGTTTCGCCTGGTTCGTGGAGACGGCGGACACCTATCTGGATCCGGAACGGACACTGCTGGTCCGCGGCCTGTGGCCGGACTTCCGGGACCAACTGGGGCCTGTGACGGTGACCCTGACGCCGCGGCTGCACCCGCAGGACACCAACCAGCCGGCAGCTGCCGCCGCCATGGCGCCCGGCGACGCGAAAGCGGATCTGCTGGCCAGCGGCCGGCTGTTTCGCGTGCGGTTCTCGGGACAGAGCGCGCCCACCGGCTGCCGCATCGGCAAGCCAGTCTTCGACGTGGCGCCCGGCGGCCAACTCTGAGCCGGCGGCGGACCCCCCTCATCAGGAGTGACAGATGCCCTTTGGATTCAATCTCGGCGCGGACATCAAGAAGTCCACGACCAACGCGACCGGCACGTTCAACACCACGACCACCCCGATCGTCCCCGACTGGGCGTCGTCGCTGACCCAAGGCGTCGCCGGGCGCGTCGGCGGGCTGGTGGGCCAGGATCCGAACGGCCTGGTCGCGCCCGTCCATGCCTTGCAGCAGCGAGGCGCCGACCAGGCGGCCGGCCTCGGCAATGTGGCGTTCAACTACGACGCCGCGGCGGACCTGACGCGCGGCGCCGCGAACACCTCGTGGCTGCAGCCCTACACCAGCTCGGATACGCCCTTCGCCTCGGGCGGCAAGGCGTCCGACTACGTCAATCGGTACGTGAATCCCTACCTCGGCCAGGTGGTCGATTCGACGGCGTCGGACCTCGATGCGGACGCGGGGCGGGTGCGGGCGCAGCAATCGCTGGATCTAGCGCGGTCAGGCGCGTTCGGAGGCTCCGGCGCCGCGCTGACGCAGAGCCTGACCGAAGGCGAGCTGGCGCGGGCGCGGGCGACGACGCTGGGCGGGCTGCGCTCCCACGCCTATGACGCCGCTCTGGGCGCGGCGGGCGGCGATGCGGATCGCGCCACCCAGGCGCGGATCAACAATGCGCAGCTGGCGCTGCAGGACCGCGCACAGAAGGTGGGCTTCGGTTTCCAAGGGCAGCAACAGCAGCTGCAGGCGGGGAACCAGCTGGCGCAGCTGTCCAACGCAATGGAGGACAACACCCGGGCGAACGTCGCCACCCAAACCGGGGTCGGCGGCGCGCTGAGGGACGCGGACCAGCAGCAGCGGCAGGCGCCGGTGACGAGCACCCAGCAGCTGGTCGCGATGCTGAGCGGCCTGCCGATCAATCTGTTTGTCGGGCAGAACGAGCAGGGCACGCGCACGGAGAATTCCACGACCAAGAGCTCAGGAGCCGAGCTCAAGGTCTCGGGTCCACTGGGTTGATGGGCATGACCACCCAATCTGAACGCCTGGCGGCGCTGGAGCAGCGTCTCACCGACCACGAGGCCCGCTGCGAAGAACGGCTGGGCGAGATCAAGGCCGCGGCAGCCTCGACGCTGCGCGCGGTGGAGGGGCTCAAGGGCCGTGCCTGGGGCGTGGCGGCGGCCCTGCTGGCCTGGGCCCTGGCCCAGCTCTGGAGCGCCAATGCGGTGCGCCTCCAACGGCTTGAGATCCGCCCGCCGGCGGCCCAGGAGGTGATCCATGTCGCCGCCCGTTGAGGTCCGCTGGTTCTGGCGACGGGTCTACACCTATGCCGCCACCGTGCTGAACAGCGTCGGCGTGACCGCCATCATCTGGCGCATCAGCGACGCCGGCGCGTTGAAATGGCTAGGCCTGGCGTTGGTCGGCGCCAACGTGGTCACCGCGACGCTCTACCTCGCCGGCGCCACCGTTACCGACTGGGCCAAGCTGGCCGCCGCCGCGCGACACGCCGCGGACTGATCCCACCCCTTCCGGAACATCGACATGACGACACAGCTGACAGCGCATTTCGCGCTGGAAGAGCTCGCGTGCACGCAGCATCGCGAGATCGACAACCGGCCGCCGCCCGAGGTGGTGGCGACCTTGCGCACGACCGCGGCGCGGATGGAGGAGGTGCGGCGGCTGCTGGGCGAGCGGGTGATCTCCGTCTCCAGCGGCTACCGCAGCCCGGAGCTGAACCGCGCGGTCGGTGGGGCGCGCACCTCCGCGCATCTCACGGGGCACGCCGTGGACTTCAACTGCTACGGCTTCGGCGATCCGCAGGCCGTCTGCCGGGCGATCGCCGCCTCGGGTCTCGCCTTCGATCAGCTGATCGAAGAGGGAACCTGGACGCACGTCTCGTTCGATCCTCGCATGCGCCGCCAGGTGCTGACCAAGCGGGAGCACGGCGGCTACGACCTGGGGCTGCCGTCATGA